GGCACTGGTGGATATCTCCGACGACGGCCCAGCCTTGCTGCTGTCCGAGTCCAAGGCGTTCCTGGAAGGGATGAACCAGAACCAGGCCACCACCGTGATCTACGGTGATTCCTCGGTGTTCCCGGAACGCTTCACCGGCCTGGCGCCGCGCTTCAACCTGAAGTCGGCGGAGAACGGGCAGAACATCCTTGAAGGTGGCGGTACCGGCAGCAACAACACCTCGGTGTGGATCGTCTGCTGGGACGAAGCAACCATCCACGGCATCTATCCGAAGGGCACCACCGCCGGCCTGAAGCAGGGCGATACCAAGCAGGAAACCCTGTTCGACGCCGCGGGTGGTCGTTACGAAGGCTACCGCACCCACTTCAGCTGGTTCTGTGGGCTGACCGTGCGTGACTGGCGCTATGTGGTCCGCATCGCCAACATCGACGTCACCACCCTGACCAAGACCGGCTCGACCGGTGCCGACCTGATCGACCTGATGGTCCAGGCCATCGAATTGCTGCCGAACACCCGCATGGGTAAGTGCGTGTTCTACGTCAACCGCACCATCCGTTCGTTCCTGCGTCGGCAGATCGCCAACAAAACCAACGTCTGGCTGAACATGGAAGAGGTCGCGGGCAAGAAGGTGCTGACCTTCGACGGCATTCCGGTCAAGCGCGTCGACGCCATCCTTAACACGGAAGCAAGAGTGGTCTAACGACCACGCTGCACCTTCCTCGATCTTCAGGAGTTCAAAGCATGACCATTCTCGACAAGTTTCTGCAGTACTCGGACAAGCAGGCCGTCACCTCGACGGCTGTGTCCACCAACGTCGTCGACGCGGGCGCCACCAAGAACGCCAACATCGGTCGCGATCTCGGCGCCGGCACGCCGCTGTATCTGATGATCAACGTCAGCCAGACCTTCACCGCTGCTGGCGCTGGCACCCTCACCGCGACCTTGCAGGACTCGGCGGACAACTCGTCCTGGGCCGACATCGCCAGCCTCGGCACGCTGAGCCTGGCGCAACTGGTGGCCGGCATGAAGTACTGGGTTGGCCTGCCGATTCCGACCCGTCGCTACACCCGGGTCAACTACACCGTGGCCACCGGGCCGATGACCGCCGGGATCGTTTCGGCGCACATCATCGACGGTGCGAACTTCAACTTCGCCTACCCGGATAGCCTGTAAGGGGTCGACATGCCAACAGTCATCGCCACGGCCCGGGGGTTTTACGGGCACCTGCGGGAGATCGGAGAGCGCTTCGAGATCGGCGACAGCGAAGAGCCGGGCGCCTGGATGCGTCCGCTCGAGCAGCCCGCTGCAGAGCCTGCTCAGGTCAAGATTGCCCAGACCAGCTTCGCCCCCTTCACCCCGGTCGAACCGGTCTACAAGGTCAAGCATCAGGGCGGTGGCAACTTCATCGTGATCGATGCCACTGGCGAGCAAGTCGGCGAGACCTTCAAGAAGGACGAGAAGGACAACACCAAGGCCAAGATCGCGGCACAACAGGAAGCCGATCGGTTGAATGGTGCCGCTCCAGCCGCCGCTGAGGCCGCTCCAGAAGAACAGCCGCCCACCGACAACCTGCCGGACGCATAACCCTCGCAACACCACCAGCGGCCCTTCGGGGCCGCATTCACATCAGAGGTTCACATGGCTCAAACCACCCAACTCGCTGCCGCTACCAGTGCCGGAACCAGCAGCAGCATCGCCGTCGCCGCCGGGGCCGAGGCGGTGATCGGTCTATTTGTTGCCAGCGGCACCCTGCAGGCGGCCGGCGATCAATTCCGCGCTACCGTCCAGCAAGCCACGCCAGGTGCCGTGAACAGCATTGCCACGCTGAGCGCGGAGAACCCAAGCTGCATCGTCCGCGGGCCGAACACCTTCACGGTGACCAAGGCAGTCTCGCTGGTTGCGGTCGGCGTCTTCTCGGAGTAGCGCACCCATGATCAGGCCCATCGCCACACCGCTGGTTCGCCAGCTCGCCGTGCCCCTGGATCGGCCGAAGAATGCCTTCTGGACCCCGGCCTATCTGTTTGCGGCGGGCGAGCAAGGGGTTTGGTATGACCCCAGCGACCTGTCGACGTTGTTTCAGGACACTGGCGCCACGGTTCCGGTCACCGCTGCTGGCCAGCCGGTCGGCTTGATTCGGGACAAGTCCGGACGCAACAACCATGCGCTGCAACCCACCGCCGCCAGCAAGCCGATCCTGCGTAACTCGGGCTTGCTCTGGTGGCTGGAATTCGATGGCGTTGACGACTTCCTCGTGTCCGGGACCATCGACTTCACGGCGACGGACAAGCTCAGCGCGTTTCTTGGCTTGCGCAAGCTGAGCGATGCTGCGGTGCAGATGGTTGTCGAGCTGAGCGTGGACGGCAATACCAACAACGGCGCGTTCTACATCGCCGCTCCGGTTACCGCTGGGCTGTCGAACTACTACAGCCGCATCCGAGGCACGACCGTCTCGGCGGCCACGCTGACCACCTTTGCGGCGCCCGATACGGCGGTGTTAACCGTCCTCGGCAGTATTCAGGCCAACCCGGCGGTTCAATTGGCGCGCAATAGCGGGGCGTATGCGGGTAGCGGCTCGACGGCGGGCACAGGAAACTTCGGCAATTACCCGCTCTACATCGGCCGGCGCGCCGGGCTGACGCTGCCGTTTGCTGGCAACTTCTACGGGCTGGTCGTGCGCGGCGTTTCAACGGACGCGGCCGGCATAACCGCGGCGAAGAAATATCAGGCCGTGAAATCAGGGGTGCTGCTATGACCTATTCAATCTCCTGCGTCCTGCTGATCCCGGTAGCTCATCATGAGGCAGTCAATACGCTCGCCGAAGCACTCGGCTATGGCCCAAACAACCTCAGCGTGGAACTGGTCGCAGTGGATGGATCGGCGTGGTTCGGCGGCCATACGTGGTGCACCCAGGCCTTCCTCGATCAACTGGCCGACCCGGCGCATCAGAATGAAGACACCGCCGCGCTGATTATCTCAGCGCTGGTCGATGGCGAAGCGAATGACAACTGGGCGCAAGCCCTGGCCGCTAACGGCTTAACCATGGTGCCCGGGACTGCCTTCTAGGCAGCGACTGCGGTAACAATGAAAGGGCGCAAGCCCTTTTTTAACATTTGGAGAGTCGTCGATGACTTCGCAAGTCGAAATATTCAACATGGCGCTGAGCAGCATCGGCGTGTCGGAGACGGTGGCCAGCCTGGAAGAGCGCAGCAAGGCGCGGGTGACCTGCTCGCGCTTCTGGGAGATCGCCCGCGACACGGTGCTGGCCGACTTCCCCTGGCCCTTCGCGACCCGTTACGCCTCACTGGCCGATCTGGGCAGCCCACCACGCAACTGGTTGTATCAGTACCAGTACCCGACCGACTGCCTGCGCGCCTTGTACCTGACTGTCCCGGGGCTGCGTATTCCACCGCTGAGCCAGCAACCGAATTTCGAGACCTCCTACGGTGACGCTGGCCAGGTGATCCTCGCCGACACCCCGGCGGCCGAACTGGCCTACGTGGTCCGCGTCACCGATGAAGGGCGTTTCCCGCCACTGTTCGTCCAGCTGCTGGCGCTGAAGCTGGCGTCGCTGATTGCCATGCCGATGACCGCCACCCGCACCATTGCCGAATCGGCGTCCGCTGCCTATGCCGCCAGCGCGCAACTGGCCTGGTCGTCGGCGCTCAGTGAGAGCACCGAGGATCTGTTCATCGCCCCGGACTACCTCACCGGGAGGAACGCCTGATGGGTGTCTCGATCATTCAACCCAGCTTTGGCGGTGGCGAGATCTCCCCGACGTTGGCGGCACGGGTCGACGTGGCGCGCTATCAGATCAGCCTGAAGACCTGCAAGAACTTCATCGTCATGAAGGAAGGCGGGGTGCGCAATCGCCCCGGCACCAAGTTCGTCGACGAGACCCGCAACAGCGAGCAGGTCCGCCTGATTCGCTTCAAGTTCTCGATCAATGATGCCTGCGTGCTGGTGTTCAGCAACCACATCATGCGCGTGGTGCGTAACGGCCAGTACATCCTGAGCGCGGGCTCCCCCTACGAAATCGCTACGCCCTACGGCACCGCCGACCTGGCAGAACTGAACTTCACCCAGTCGGCCGACGTCATGACCTTCGTGCACACCGGCTATCGGCCGCGGGAACTGAAGCGCTTCGCCGACGATAACTGGACGCTGACCGAAGCGACCTATCTGCCGTCGATTGCCGCGCCGGCCTCGGCCACCGCGACCGCCACGGTCGGCACGGGCGCCACCCAGGTCTGGCACTACCAGGTCACCGCGGTGTATGACGACGCGAACACCCTGGAAGAATCGCTGCCGGTCACCTCGAACACCATCACCGTGTACAACAGCGATCTGGTGGGCAGCCTGACCTGGCCCGCAGTGGCCGGCGCCACCTATTACAACATCTACAAGGACAACACCGGCTCCGGGGTCTACGGCTTTGCCGGGCGCTCGGCCACCACCGCCTTCACCGACCGCAACATCGTCCCGACCAAGACCGACACGCCACCGAGCGGCCTCGATCCGTTCGTGGGCGCCGGCAACTACCCGGGCGCGGTCGGTTACTACCAGCAGCGCAAGGTCTATGGCGGCACGCTGAATCGCCCGCAGACCAGCTACTTCAGCCGCACCGGTGTGTTCAACAACTTTGGATTTTCCATCCCAAGCAAGGATGACGACGCGATCACCTGGACCATGGCCAGCACCGAGGTCAATCGGATCCTCAACTACCTGCCGATCCGCCAGTTGTTGACGCTGACCTCGGGCGCCGAATGGACGCTGGCCGGGGCGGCCTCTGGCTTTACCGCCAAGACCATCAACGGCAACCCGCAGAGCTACAACGGCTCGGGCTTCGTCCCGCCACTGGTGCTGAACGACACCGCGCTGTACATCCACGGGCGCGGCCGCTCGGTCTCGGCGATGAACTATTCGCTGGAAGCCGACGGCCTGGCCAGTGACGACGTGACGCTGTGGAGCTCGCACCTGTTTCGCGATTACGGGATCAAGGACTGGGCCTACCAGCGCCTGCCGGACTCGATCGTCTGGTGCGTGCGTGAGGATGGTGTGCTGCTGGGCATGACCTATCTGCGCAAGCAGGAGCTGATCGCCTGGCACCGGCACCAAACCGCGGGCTACGTCGAATCGGTGGTGTGCGTTCCGGAAGGCCAGGAGGATGTGCTGTACATGGTGGTGGTCCGCTCGATTGAGGGCGTGACCAAGCGCTACATCGAGCGCCTGCAGTCCCGCGACATCCCGCTGATCCCTGGCACCCTCACCCGCGACGTGGCCCAGGCCTACTTCGTCGATTGCGGTCTGAGCTATCAAGGCTGGAACACCACCGCCACCACCTACACGCTGTCGAGCGGAGTCGATTGGGTCTATCCGGAGGTGCTGACGCTGACCAGTTCCTCCGGCACCGGCTTTGCGCCCGGCGATGTCGGCAAGCAGATCCATATGCGCGGCCCGTTCACGCTGGACGTGGTGCATCTGGATATCGTCGCCTACAACGGCCCGGGCGATGTTGACGTGATCCCGGCCAGCATCGTTCCGGAGGATCTGCGCAACGTGGCCACCACACGCTGGGCGGTGGCGCTGAAGACCTTCGGCGGCCTGGCTCATCTGGAAGGGTCGAGCGTGGCGATTCTGGCGGATGGCAACGTGGTCAGCGCTAACGACCCCGAAGGCCTGCCACTGAATTTGGTGGTGGTCGGTGGTTCGGTCACCCTTCCGGATCCGGCGGCGGTGGTGCATATCGGCCTGCCGTATACCTCGGACCTCGAAACGCTGCGGATCAACGTCCAGGGCCAGCAGACGCTGAACGACAAGCATCAGACGGTGAATTCGGTGACGCTGGTGGTCGATGAATCGCGGGGGATCTTCGCCTCGTCCGGTGAAGGCAAGGAGCTCTGGGAGCTCAAGCAGCGCGAATTCGAGGACTACAACAGCCCGACCGAGATGCTGTCGAATGCCGCCCGCATCGACATCCCCAACGACTGGGACGGCCAGGGCCAGGTGTTCATCCGCCAAGTTGATCCGCTGCCGCTGACGGTTCTCGCTATCATCCCTGAATTGACCATTGCGGGGCGTAAATGATGAAGCAGAAAACCCGAGTGTTGCCGGTGTCGGTGGATGAAGCCGAGGCGATCGCCGCCATCGTCCGCCAGGCCGACGTCGACGAGATCACCGAGGCGCTGGGCATCCCCATGGCGCACGCCTTGCGCATGTGTTTTGGCGGCAGCCTGAAGGCCAGCAAGATCGTCGTCGGTGACCAGATCGTCGCGGTGTTCGGCGACTGCATCCACGACCGGCAGATCGGCGTGCCGTGGCTGATCAGCACCATCCACGTCGAGCGCCGCGCCAAGGGCTTTCTCAAGGTCTGCAAGCCCGAGGTGCAGGAGATGCTGACCCGGCATGAACGGCTGATGAACTACGTCGATGCGCGCAATACCCAAGCCATCCGCTGGCTGAAGTGGCTGGATTTTCAGTTCGGCGACTCCATTCCCTACGGTCCAAAAGGTTTTCCGTTCTATCCCTTCACCCTTGAACGCGACTGTGGTTGATATGAAAGCCATGTCGGAGTTCGAAATTTAACTTGTCAGCAGGCAATGCCTGTAAAGGAAGTGACTCTTGTGTTGGATGGCTTTGATTCCGATCGCTATCGCCGTCGTCGGCGGCATGCAACAAGGCAAGGCGCAGGACGCCGCTGCACAGGCCCAGGCGCAGAACATGCGCACCAATGCCGGCTATGCCAATGCGGCGGCCAATGATGCGCTGACTCGCGGCAAGTACGACGCCGACCTGCAGCGGATCCGCACCGGCCAATCCATTGGCACCCAGCGCACGGCCATGGCGGTCAACGGCGGGCTGGTCAACGACGGCAGTAACGCCACCTTGCAGGAGGATGCTGCGCAACTCGGTGAGCTGGACGCGCTGACCATCCAGAACAACGCCGCCCGCGAAGCCTACGGGCTCAAGGTGCAGGCGGTCACCGGCTTCAGCAACGCCAACAAGACCGAACAGGCCGGCAAGGACGCCAAGCAGAACAGCCTGATGGGCGGCATCGTTCAAGGCGCCGGGTCGTTCTTCGGCGGTGGCGGCATGTCGATGTTTGGCGGCGGTCAGGGTGGCGGCACCACGGCCGCGCTGAGCAGCAACAGTTCGGCGCTGAACAACAACCAGGCATACGCATAAGGGGAACACCGTGGCTATCACCGTCCCGTCGCAAGAACTGCCCGGCATCCAAAGCCGGGCGCTGCCGGCGCCGCAAATCCGCTCGGTCGGTCCCGATCAGTCCGGGCTGCAACTGCAACAGACCATCGGCCGGGTGGCGAGCGATCTATACACCAAGGAAGCCGAGCGCGCCGACAATGCCGCGCTGCTGGAGGCCGAGGCCCAGCTGAGCCAGCACAAGCTGGATCTGATGTTCAATCCGGACGGCGGGGTCTACGCCCGCAAGGGCAAGGATGCACTGGACATCACCAACCAGACGCTGCCGGTGTTCGACAAGCAGGCCGAGGCGATCGGCCAGGGCCTGACCAGTCAGCGGCAGAAGGATCGTTTCGCGCTGATGGTTGGCAACCAGCGCCAGGGCCTGAGTGGTGAACTGAACCGCTACGAGTACACCCAGCGCAATGCCTACTACGACCAGACCGACGAAACCAACATCGCCACCTCGCTCGACGGCGCAGTGAAGTACGCCGACGACCCCGCACAGGTGGCGCACTACCAGAGCAAGGGCAATTTCGTCATTGGTGAGAGCGGCATTCGCAAGGGCTTGCCACCGGAAACCATCCTGGCCCAGCAACGCCAGTTCGGCAGCAAGGTGTCGTATGAAGTGATCCAGCAGGTGATCACCACCGACCCGCAGCGGGCCCAGCAGATCTACGCGAAGAACGCCGACAGCATGACCGCCGAGGACCAGATCAAGGCGCAGAAGCTGCTCGGCACCTCGGTCCGTCAGCAGATGGCCACGCAGATCGCCGCCGACATCTGGAAGGATGGCACGGTCGGCGCCGGGGGTTTGCCGGCCTTGATCATCCAGGCCGAGAGCGGTGGCCAGCAGAACGTCGTCTCGCCCAAAGGTGCCGTTGGCAGTATGCAGCTGATGCCGGAAACCGCCGAAGAAACCGCCAAGGAAATGGGCGTCCCTTTCAGCAAGGAACGGCTGGCCACGGATGCGCAGTACAACATCGCGCTGGGTACCGGCTACCTGAACAAGATGCTGGTGCAGTTCGACGGCAACCAGACCCTCGCAGTGGCGGCCTACAACGCTGGCCCGGGGATGGTTGACGATTGGGTCAACGGCACCAACAAGACCGGCAAGAACCCCTCCAAGCTGCAGCTGCCGGATCCGCGCAAGAATCCGGCAGACGCCCAGGCGTTCATCCAGGGCATTCCGTTCGAGGAAACCCGCAACTACACCGCCGGAATCATGCAGAAGGCGGTGGCCACGGTACCGGCCTCGCAGAAGTACGCCGACGGCTATGCCAAGTCCAACACCATCGAGGATCCGGCGCTGCGCAAGTTCGTGCAGGACAACCTTGACGACCTCAAGAAGGCCTCCGAGGCGCAGATCAATGCGCTGTACGACCAGGCGTCGAAGGTGGTGCTGGAGGACGGCTTCTCGAAGATCCCGGCGCAGCTGCTGAACAACCTGCCGGCCGATGAAGTACTGAAGCTGCAGCGCATGGATGAGCACCAGCGCAAGGGCACCGAGCCGAAGACCGACTACGCCAAGTTTCAGGGCTTCCTGAGCATGCCGGTCGACCAGCTGGCGGCGAAGAATCTGGAGAAAGACCTACGTCCGTACCTGTCGAACTCCGACTTCAACACCGTGCGCGAGGCCTGGCAGAAAGCGCAGAACGGCGATCAGTCGGCGCAGCAAGTGGCCGCCGGCAAAGAGCAGGTGATCAATACCAGCATGGCCATGGCCGGGATCGTCACCGGCAGCAGCAAGGCCGCGATGGCCCCGGGCAACCTGGAGAAGCAGCAGCAGTTCCGCAGTGCGCTGCAGGAGCGTCAGGACTCGTTCAAGGCCAAGCACAACCGCGAGCCGAACGTGATGGAGACCGAGGACCTGGCCAATCAGCTGTTGCTGAAGGTCAAGCTCTCCGGCGGCGGCATGCTGTTCGGCGACAAAACCCAATCGCTGTGGGAGACCCGGCCGGAAGATCTGTCCTCGACCTATCTGGACAAAGGCGCGCTCAAGCTGGACAAGATCCCGCCATCCGATCGCCGCGAGATCATCAACGTCTTGCGGGCAAAGGGGCAGCAGGCCAGCGAAGCGAATATCATCGCAGCCTACGTCAACCGAATCTCAGGCCTTGGGGTGAAAATTAAATAATGCCAACCGTTCCCGATCTGCTGGCGCCCGTGAGCGCTGTTCCGACTCCACCCAGCCAGCCTTCGGTGCTGGCTGATGCCATTCAGCAGACCAAGGACCGTCAGCGGCAGGACTTCGTTTCCACTCTGGATACCGTCGGCAGCATCAACCCGGACACCTACGCCAAGGCCACCGCCGTATCGCGGACTTCCGGGGTGCCGGCGGAAGTCCTGCACCAGCATGCCGATGAGATGGAAAAGCTGCTGAAGGGCAACAAATACGCCGCGCTGTATGACACCAACCGGCGCACTGCCGAAGCGCTGAGCGATGGCCAGCTCGCCGCCATGGCCCAGGATGACATCGAGAACCTGGCACGGATCGAGACCGCCGAGCAGGTCACCAAGTTCGATAACCAGTCGACCGGGGAAAAGCTCTGGGGCGCGCTGAAGCAATCGTTTATCGGCAGCCGGCAAGCGGGCAACCTGTCGTATGCCGACACCCTGCAGCGCCAGCAGAAGCAATTCGATGTGATCGACGCGGAAGTCGCCCGCGCTCAGGCATCCGGTGAGCAGCCCTATGCCAGCGGCGCACGACCGAACGGTTTTGGCTTCGACTATTTGGAAGCCACGCCGGAAGGTCGCGTCGAAATGCGCAAGAATCTGCTGGAGTCACAAGGCGGGGCGATCACCTCGCTAACTTCCGATCAGTCGGTGCTGGATCAGATGCCGGTCGAGCCAGGCGCCTTGCGCGCACAAGAGCTCGGTGGCACGGCGGGCGCGATGGCTGATGCGATTGTCGAGAACCCCGGTTTCGCGGTGCGTTCGGCCTTGGGCTCGACCGTGTCCAGTGCGGAAATGCTCGCCGGGGCGGTGGTCGGCGGCATCCCGTTGGCGGCAGCGGCCGAGTTCACCAGCGAGAACAACGCCAAGGTCATCGACGTGCTGCGCGAGGCGAAGATCGACCTGAGCAATCCGAAGGCGGTGCTGGCGGCCTTGCAGAACGACGAGCTGATGAGCGATGCGCGGGAGCGGGCGCGGCTGAAAGCGCTGGGCACTACCGCGGTGGACATGCTCGGCATGGGCCTGGCCGGGCGCTTGCTGGTGCCGAAAGCCGTGGGAGCGAAAGTCCTGACCGGCACCCAGCGCGAAGTGACCAACCTGGCGGTGCAGTTCCCGGTGCAGGGCGCGATCGGCGCGGCCTCGGAAGCCGCCGGGCAATACGCGGCCGACCAGAAGATCAGCGGCGGTGATGTGCTGATGGAAGCGGTGGCCGGGGCCGGGATGTCCTCGATCGAGGTGGCGACCTTTGGCGGTAAGCGGATGTTCGAGAACGTCCGCGAAGGGCTGGCCAAGTCGCGCCAGGCGCGGCAAGCCAAAGCCACGTTGAATGAAATGGCTGATGCGGCACTGAACAGCAAGTTGCGCGGGCGCGATGCCGAGTCGTTCAACGCCGTCGCCAGCCACCAGCTGAAAGATTCCCCGATGGAGTCGATCAGCATCCCGGCCGAAGCCTTGGCCAAGCTCAACCAGGACGGCGCCGAGCCGATCCTTGGGCCATTGCTGGCGCAGATCCCCGGACTGACCGAGCAGTTCGCCGAAGCCGAAGCCCGTGGCGGTTCGGTGCAGATGAAAACCGCCGACTACCTGACCACCTTCGCCGAGCACCACGCGGCGCTGGCCGATTCGGTGCGTACGCAGATCGACGGCATGAGCGTCGACGAATCGGCGCAGTGGCAGGCCGCACAGGAGCAGCAGATCGAAGAACTGGCCAAGACCCTCGATCAGCCGCCGGATGCCCGCGACGATGCCTTCGTGGCGCTGATGGGCGAGCTGCAGCAGGCCGGCTACCGTCGCGCGGATGCCGAGCAGTACGCCGCCTTGCACCTGTCGGCACTCAGCACCCTGGCCGAACGCAGCGGCAAGCCCCTTCCTGAGCTGATGGCGCGCTTTCCGCTGGATATCCGTAACAAGGCCACGGATCAGCTGCAACGCATCCCCGTCGACGACATGCGCATCGCTATAGGTCGTTTGCGTACCGGCGACATCCCGCAATCCAAGGATATGTTCGGCAAGTCGCTGGTCGAGTACCTGCGTGATGCCGGCGGGCTGGACGATACCGGCGGTGAACTGGCCGCATTGGACGTCAACGTCGGCAAGGTCGGGCGCAACCGATTGGTCAAGCAAGAAGGCGGCATGAGCCTGGACGATGCGGCGATGCGCGCCTGGGAGAACGGCTATTTTCCCGGCGTACCGCGTGAAGAGGTCGGACCGCAACTGATCGTCGACGCGGTGCAGCGCGACCTGAACGACCAGCCGACCTTCAGCAGCGAGAACGAGAACGCCACCCTGCGCGATCAGGCGAGCAACCTCGAACGCCTGAGTGAGTACCTGAACCAGCTGGGCGTCGACCTGAATGAACTGGACGATGATCAGGTGCTGGCGATCCTCAGGGATCCCGAGTCGGTGCAAGGCGTGCATCTGGATCAAGGCGACAAGGATGGGCCACGGGGCTTCATCGAGTTCGGCAGCGGACCCGGCCGGCGCTTCCAGATCACCGTCACTGGCCGCCGCGACCTGTCGACCCTGCTGCACGAGTTCGGCCACTTCTATCTGGAGGTGGTCAACGATCTGGCCAGCGACAAGGATGCCCCGCAACAGCTCAAGGATGACGTGGCGGCGATTCGGCAATGGACCGGCGCGGCCGAGACCGGCGACTTCGAGGTCGAGCAGCATGAGCAATTTGCCCGCGGCTTTGAAGCCTACCTGGCCGACGGCAAGGCGCCGAATCCGGAACTGGCCGGGGCCTTCGCCCGCTTCAAACGCTGGATCATCTCGATCTACAAGGACCTGAAACGGCTGAATGTCGATCTGTCGCCGGAGATCCGCGGGGTGATGGACCGGATCGTCGCCACCGACGAGCAGATCCGTGCCGCCGAAGCGGTGACCCAGGCCCTGCCGCTGTTCGAGAGTGCGGCCAAGGCCGGGATGAGCGAGACGGAGTTTCAGGCCTACCGCAACCAGATCGAACTGGCGCACGCCGAAGCGGCCAACGCTGTCGAGCAGCAGATCGTCCGTGAAGAAGAGCGGCGCAACAGCCAGTGGTGGCGCGAAGAGTCGGCACGCATTGCCCAAGAGGTTTCGGAAGAACTCGACACCCTGCCGGAATACCAGGCCATGCGCGCCTTGCGTACCGGGGTCATGCCCGACGGTTCGACCCAGGCGATCAAGCTGAACGGCGCCGAGATCAAAGAGCAATACGGACAGGCGGTGTTAAGGAAATTCGCCTTCATGTACAGCAAAGACGGCGTATCGATGGATATCGCCGCGCAAGTGTTAGGGTTCAATTCCGGCGACGAGATGATCAAGGCCATTCTCGGCACACCGCCACGGGCCGAGGTGATCAAGAGCGAAACCGCCGCACGCCTGCTCGAGCGGCACGGGGCGCGGGCGGATGGCGCCTCGATTGAAAAGGCCATGGCCGCCGTGCACAGCGAACAGCGCGGTGCGGTGCTGCTGCGTGAACTGCACGCATTGGGCAAGCAGGGCAACCGCAAGAACATCACCAGCCAGCAAGTGCTGAAGCTGGCCGCCGAGCGAATCATGCAGGAGCGCAAGGTCCGCGACATTCAGCCCTTCGAGTACCAGCGCGCCGAAGGCATGGCCGGGCGCCGGGCGTTCGAGGCAGCGGCCAAGGGCGATCTGGAAGCGGCGTATCAGGCCAAGCAGCAACAGCTGCTGAACTTTCACCTGTGGCGCGAAGCGAGCAAGGCCCGCGAGGCGATCGATTCCATCGTCAACCGCATGACCAAGTTCAACAAAGCCAGCAAGCGCGAGAAACTCGGCAAGGCCGGGCACGACTACCTGGACCAGATCGACGCGATCATGGAGCAGTACGAGTTCCGCAGCACCAGCTTGCGCGACCTGGACAAGCGCGTGTCGTTCGCCAAGTGGTACGCCGATCAGCTGGCCGCCGGCAATGAGCCGAACGTCCCGGAGTTCGTGCTGAACACCAGCCAGAAGGTCAACTACAAGGACCTGTCGCTGGCGCAGCTGGCGGAACTCGACGACTTCGCGCAGAACGTCAATCACCTGGCCGGACTGAAGAACAAGCTGCTGGCCAACCAGCGGCTGAAGGACTTCGAGCAGGCGAAGAACGAACTGGTGCGCGCGGCTCGGGAGAACCTGGCCAAGAAGAAAGCCCCACCGATCGACAAGGGCACCCGCTCGGCGCTGGAAAGCCTGGGCGACTGGGCCGGTGATATGTCCTCGGCGCTGCTGAAGATGGAACAGATCGTTCAGTGGCTGGATGGCAATGACATCGAAGGGCCTTGGCACACCGCGTTCTGGCAGCCGTTTGTGGAAGCGCAGATCGCCAAGGATGATCTGAACCGGGAATTCACCACCGAACTGATGGCCAACGTCGATGCCTACATGGCCGTGCGGGGCCAGAAGGCCATGCGCGAACAGATCCACATCAAGGAGATCGGCCAGCCGCTGACCCGCAACGCGATTCTCAGCGTGGCGCTGAACATCGGCAACGAAGGCAACCGCAAGAAGCTGCTGCAGGGGCGTGGCTGGAGCGAGGCGCAGTTGAGCGCGATCCTCGGCCAGCTGAACAAGGCCGACTGGGACTTCGTCCAGACCCAGTGGACGCTGGTGGAAAAACTCTGGCCGGCGATCGAGCAGCTGGAAAAGGATCTGCATGGCGTGCCGCCGGAAAAGGTCATCTCCACCCCGGTGAGCACTGCCTACGGCGAATACAGCGGCGGGTATTGGCCGCTGGTGTATGACACCAGTTCGCCGGAATACGCCCGGGTCGCCAACAACCTGACCGACAACACCGGGCTGTTCGAGCAGGGTTACGCCAAGGCCACCACGCCCAAGGGTCACACCAAGGCGCGGGTCGATTCCTTTGCGGCGCCGATCATGCTCGACACCAGCATTGCTGCCAGCCACCTTGGCCAGGTGATCCACGACCTGACCCACCGCAAGGCGATCATGGACGCGGCGAAGATCATCAGCCATCCGGAGATCAAGCAGGCGCTCAACGAGACGCTGGGGGTGAACATCGCCAACCAGTTCAATCCGTGGCTGCAGGGCGTGGCCAACGACATGGTGATGGACTCAAAGAAAGGCATCGACGCCTGGACGAATGCCTCGGCCACCCTGCGCGCCAACCTCTCGGTCGCCTGGATGGGTTTCAGTGCCACCACCGGAATTCAGCAGATCCTCGGCTTCTCGCAGTCCTGGGAGCATCTGGCGCAACTCGGCGCCCGGCGCTACCTGCCGCAAGGCGTGCTCGAGTTCGTCAGCCATCCGCTGCAGTCGATGGCGTTCGTCAAGTCGCTGTCGGGGGAGATGCGCAACCGCGATGCCAACCTCGACAACAACATGCGCGAAGTGCTCAAGCGGATCTCGGGCAAGGCCGGACCCCGGGCGGTGATCCAGCGCCTGGCGTTCAAGCACATCAGCGTGATCCAGTCGATGGTCGACTATCCGACCTGGCTGGCGGCGTACCACAAGGGCATGGCCGACGGCGAAAGCCTGGATACCTCGGTGGCCATGGGCGATCGGGCGGTGCGCCTGTCGCAGATGTCCGGCGGCCCCAAGGATCTCGCCGCGGTGCAGCGCAAGGACGGGCTGATGAAGGCGCTGACCATCGTCTACAGCTACTTCAACCTGCTCTATAACCGCCAGGCCGACCTGGTGCATTCGATGAAAACCGCCGAAGGGGTCAAGGACTACCTGAACGCCTTCGAACGGACCATGTTCCTGATCGCCATTCCGGCCATCGTCGGCCCGCTGATGACCGGCAACGGCCCGGGCGATGACTCCTGGGGCAAGTGGGCCGCGCTGAAGATCGCCACCTACCCCTTGTTGTCGATCCCGCTGGTGCGTGACGTCGGCAGCAGCCTGGAAAGCGGCTGGGCCTACAGCGGCGCCACGCCGATCGGTGATGTGTTCAAGTCCACCACCCGCTTGGCGGCGGCGGCAGGACAGGATGAGCTGGACGCTGAAAAGCTTACAATGTCGACGCTCGACGTGGTCGGCATGGGGGTTGGCCTGCCGACCGCACAACCGAAACGCACGGTGAAATACCTGTTCAGCGTGGGACGCGGCGAGCGTCAGGATGACAATATGATTCAGTTCATTCGTGGCCTGATGTTTGGTCCGCCCAAAGAACCCAAATAGAGGATGCACATGTGACGGTAACCACGACGCTGGATCGACAATATTTCAACGGGGACGGGGCGAACACGGTCTTTCCGTTCAACGTCAGGTTCTTCAGTAATGATCAGATTTATGTGAGCCTGATCGCGCCGGATGGCACGCTGACGCCGCAAACGCTGACCACCCATTACACCCTGACTGGCGCCGGACAGGCCAATGGCGGCACCGTAACCATGCTGGTGCCGCCGCCGCTGACCGTGCCGGCCACCCGGCTGTTCGTGCAGCGCATTCTGGCGCAGACGCAGACCACCTCGATTCGCAACCAAGGGCGCTTCTTTCCCGAAGTCCACGAGAATGTCTTCGACCGTCTGACCATGCTGATTCAGCAGGCGCTGTCCAGTCTGAGCAATGCCTTGCAGCTGACCTTCGGCCAGATCGGCTGGGACTTTCGTGGCTACAAGGGCTTTAACCTCGGCGCACCGACCAATCCCACCGATGCCGCGACTAAGGGCTATGTCGACACGTCGTCCGCGGGAAACAATGCGTACACCGATCAGGCGATGACCCACGCGGTGCGCGCCGGCGAGGTGATTTCACCGCTGGCTCCAGCAGCCAGTCGCGCCAACAAACTGCTGGCGTTCGACGGCTTCGGCAACCCGGTGGCGGTTAATCCATCGTCGGCGCCGGTGGGGAATGCGGCCTCGGTGAGTTGGGTCAGGGGGCTCATCATTGACTCGATCGTGTCGGTGCAGCAGGCGCTCGATGGCGCGGCGGTGAATATCTGGGAGTTCGCCGGGCTGGTGGTGTCGCGGCCCAACCCCGCCGACCCGACCACCTGGAACTGGTCACCTGCGCTGGCCGCCGGACTGGCGGGTTGGGGCTCGGTCGATGTCTCCCGTGGGATCTTTGGCTTTGATGCGGATGTGGCCGGTCCCGCCGGGTCAAAAATCACCGGTGACGGCGCGCTGATTTTTCGTGCCGGGCGGATCCTCTACAGCGGGGTCAGCGGCTTCTCCATCTCGGGGGTTTCGGCGATTTCGCTGGTGGGTGAAGCCATTCGCGTCGCCAACTGCACGGGCTTCGAACTGGCGCGGATTCGATCCGATGGCAGTCATAAGCAGTGCGGCCTGATCAGTGGATCATCGGGATTCAGGATCGTGGACTGCACCGTCAAGAACGTTGGCATGACCGGCACCATCGTGCCGACCTCCGAAGGGAATGCGTTCTACCTTACGGGCTGTCATGACTTTGTCGCGACAGGCAATGACATCTCGCGCACCCGCGGCAATGGCGCGCTTTTTATGTGGAACTGCTACGAATACACTCTCGCCGACAACGATATCTATGACACCTGGTTCAGGGCGATTGACGCCGAAGGCACGGCAGCCACCGCCAGCCCACTCAACTGCATCTTTGAAAACAACCGGATCAAGCGCACCGGCAGCATCAGCACCGATTCCAGCGCTGTCGGCCGCAATGGCATCTTCGCCATCGGTGTCGGTACCAGCGGGCGGCAGTTGAACGATTACATCTATCGCGACAACGATATTGAACTGGCTGGCGAAAACGGTCTCGAGGGGCACGGCACCTTCATCGAAAACACGGTGAACGGCACCGGTGCCTATGGCGGTACCAGCCCGTCGATGGAAGGCATTTACGCCAGCGATATGTCGCTACTGATCGGTAACATTGTCTCGAATGCGATGACCGCGGGGATCAAGTTCCCCGGTGAGGCCGCCGGCAATATCTGGGCCTTCCATAACAAGGTCTTCAACCCAGGCACCAACGGTTTCGACTCGAACTACACCCTTGGCGGCTCGTTGCGGGTGAGCAACTTCGTCATGCGGGGCAATCACGTACAGACAAAGAGCGGGGGTGGGACTCGTCCGTACTTGATTTTCGACAGTTCGGGCACTCGCACGTTTAACGGCAGCTGTGAATTCGACGGTAACACCTCAAACGTCGAAGAGCTGCAAAGTGCCGTGCATGCCGGACTGAGCCCGGCGGGGACTGCCGCACCGACTCTGGGTGGCTGGAAGCACGGGATGACTCGGCGCAATTCGGCCATCACCAGCGGCCAGCCGATTGATTGGCGCTGCATTCGTTCCGGGCAGTTCACCGCCGTCAGCTTTGACGGAACCTCGGCCGGCAACAGCAACACCCTGACCGCGGTCACCAACATCGCCACCCTCAGGGTGGGTGACATCGTCAAGAGCGCCGGGGGCACCACTCCGTATACGATCACCGACATCGATACCACGCTGTCAACGGTGGAAGTCATTCCGAACTTTGGCTCGGCGGGAACATTCAGCTTCACCAACATCGATCCGGTGTTTGCGGCGCTCGGCACAATGCCGTAAGCCACCCATAAAACCGAAAGCAAAGGAGCGCAACACATGCAACTGATCCCGCAATGGAAACTGTTCTGGCGCCGCTACAGCACCTGGCTGGCGCTGGCGATCCCGGTTCTGATGGCGCTGCGCGAGGCGCTGCCCGAGCTGAAGGAGGTGATCCCGATCGGCGCGTACAAGTACATCTCCGGCGGTCTAGGCTTCGCGGTGGTGGTGGTGATGAACATCAAGCAGCAGTCGGTATCAGGGGGCGACGATGAAATTCGATGAAGCGTTTGAAAAGCTGATCGGCCATGAAGGCCGGTACTCCAACCATCCAGACGACCCGGGTGGCGAGACCATGTTCGGCGTGACGATCAAGGTAGCGCGGGCGCATGGCTACACCGGGCCGATGGTCGACCTGCCGCTGGATACGGCGAAGGACATCTATCGCACGGCCTACTGGGACACGGTGCGCGCCGACGATCTGCCGGAAGCAGTGCGCTTCGACGTGTTCGACGCCTCGGTTAACTCGGGGCCCGGTCAGGCGGTGCGCTTTCTCCAGCGCGCCACCGGCTCGACCGACGACGGGCGCCTGGGGCCGCTGACCCTGCGTGCCGTCAAGGCCATGGATCCGCAGCTGCTGGACAAGCGCCTGAATGGCTACCGGCTGCGCTTCATGGCCGAACTGAAGAACTGGCCGAGCTTTGGCCGGGGCTGGGCCGCGCGCATCGCCACCAACCTGATCGAGGATTGAGCATGAGTATCACGACGATCATCATGCTGATCATTGGTGCGCTGGCGGCCTTGTTCGGCGGTATGGCCGGGCATGGGCTGGGCAAGTCGTCGGGGCGCAAGGAAGGCGCCAAAGAGACGGCCCAACAACAGGAAGTCATTCAGGCAAAGGAAACGGTTAAGGCCGTTCAGGAGCGGGCGCATGTGGAAGCTGAAGTGGTTGCTGATTCTGACGCTGAGCTCGATGCTCGGTTGCGTAAACACGATCGTCCCGGTTGATACGGCGTGCAGCTGGGTCAAGCCGATCAGCACCAGCGCAGCGGATCGCCAGGGCATGAGCCGAGCGCTGAAGGAACAGGTCGCGGCGCATAACGATCTATGGGATGAGCGGTGCGGGGTGAAATAGGAAAGGGGCCATGAGGCCCCTTTTTTATGCAGGTTAATTTTTCAGTCCGGCGATGTTGGTGTGTCGATATCGTTGCCGGGGTCTTCAGCGTCGAGGTCTTCCATGACGGCGTCGAGCTTCTCGCCGGCATACACTTCACCGTCATGGCCGACATATCCCGCAGCGATGTCGCCTGGATTATCCCGCAACCGCAGATACCAGCCGGCATACAGTTCGTGCATCTCCGCCCGGCTTTCCGCCAGATTGGCCTTCTCGACCATCTGCGTCAGGAAGTGCTGGCAGCGGCTGACTTCATCCAGCAGCGAGGTCTCGACGGTTTTGGCCGCATCGATAAAGGCATAGGCCGGGTTCGCCGCCTTGCCGTCGAGGATGCTGGTCAGCCAGGCGCAGGTGCTGAGCACCAGGGCTTCGGACTTCGGCGTGTGGCCGTCGAGCTCGTAGAGCATCTGCGACAGCTCGGCGATCACCTGCACGGCGGTCATGGCCACGTTGACTTCTGGTGCGTCGACGCGGACCTCTTCGATTTTGTTGTCACTCATTTCAGTACCTTCTCGGCATACGCTTGGCGCAGCGCTTCGTAGTTGGTGAATGTGTAGTGCGGCAGGGCGGTGATACTGAACGACTGCAGGCCGATCTCCGGATAGGGTGGCGCCCAGGTCACGACCAGGGTGATGCCGTACTGCTTGTTCTTCCAGACCTGGCGCTTGGCCCCGGTCGAATCGCTGGAAGCCTCGGCCGCCAGGTCCATGTCCAGCTTCTCGGGCAGTGCTTGTGGCAGGTCTTTCATTTTGGTCTCTTCCCATAGTCGCGGTGAATCTTCGCGACAAATTCATACCCGTGGTTCATTTCGACCACGCACCATACGCCTGTGGTGAGGCGGTCCATCAATTGCCGAAAGCTGTAGCGGCGCGGCTCTCTCATGGCTTCACCTGCTTGCGGTAGCCGGCGTCGTAAAGGGCACGGCATCCGCTGTACGGCGATTCAGTCCCAAGCGTTGGCGTGATGAACATCTTTGTCATGGCATGGATCTCTGCCTCCCGCTCTTCCGCCGCGATCTGCTCTGGCGTGCGAATAGGGCGAAACCGAAACATCTGCGGCTCCTTCCAACCGTAACCTGTGTGAACCCAGCTGTATGTCAGGCCATTCGGTGCAGCCCAACTGGCGATAAACTCAACTTCGATCCACGGAGCGTCATGTTCTTTCCATGGCTGGACATCGCATTTTGTTCCACGCGGCGGAAGGCCTTCGCCGGTCCATGCTGCTGGGCGCTCTGTAATATAGCTGAACGACTCGCGCCGCGAATTGTGGAAGGAGCCGCACGACGGATCGCCTCCGCCATACGGGAAAGATTTCGCATGCTCAAGGTTTTGATGTTGGGTTTCTCCCAGCCAGAACTCTTTTATTCCAAAACCAGTTTCGTGCAGGCCGTGCGCTACTGCCCATTTCGGCGCCTTGCTCCAATCAATATTCATTGCGCACCTCGCAGAATCTCAATAATCGAGCGCACGCCATCGGCAAAGCGCTGGGGTTTATTCGCCAGCGAGCGTTCCAGATTGTCGATGATCGGTTGCACGCTGAGATTGCCCGGCGCGGTCGCGACCATTTCGCGGGCGAAGGCCTGGCCTTGGCGGTAGATGTAGAGGTCGGCTTTCATGCTTCACCTCGGGCTTTGGCGATAACAGCGTCATAAGTTGCTATGAAGGAGCAGGCCGGACACTGCACAAGGTCGCGAATTGGGTCGCCTGTCATCGGGCCAGTTGCGTAGCAGTCGCCCGGGGCGAAGTGATCGCCAATCGCCCGTCGACCTTCATGCAAGGCCTCAAGCAGCTCCGGCGCGACGGCGGTCAAGCGAGCATCGCTTTCATTCTCGATGCGGCCGACAAGAGTGCCATTTGCAGACACTTCGTAGAATTCAAAGAAGCAATCATCATCCGGCCCCGTATCGTTGCTGTATTCATAGGTCCATGGTCCTGGGGTGTGCTTATTCATGCGCGAGCCCTCCGGAACGCCACGACGTAATACGGATCAGTTTCAGCCTGGCGCAGATACCACTGGATGTAGTCGGCTGGAACCTCGTTGATCGGCGTGCCCTTGTGTTTGCCGAAGCCCATGATCGTCGGGATCCGCGCCGTCTCGCTGATGTCGTGCAGCTGCTCCCAGGTGTCGACCGTATGCCCAGCGGCTTCGATGGCGCCGATCAGGAAGCGCAGCAGCACGGCACAGACGCGCACGTCATCGAGGGCGGCGTGCGCGTTGGACACCAGTTCGCGGGCCCATTCTTCACGGCCATGCAGCTGGCCGATGTAGTAGATCATCGCGACCTGCTTGTGGGTCTCCAGTTCGGGGAACAGCCAGCGACTCAGGGCCAGGGTGCAGATCCGTTTGACCTCGGTGTTTTTCATCATGCCCGCATCGAAGTCGATGTTATGGCCGATCATGTAATCCACGCCGTCCGGCAGCTTGAACCATTCGCTGTCGGTGCAGCCGTCCAGATCCGAGTGGATGATGTTGTGCGTGGCCATCGCGCCCAGACCAATCGGTATCGATGGCTTGAATCGCTCGTGGTAGAAGGTGAAGGCGTCGGTCTTGCGGATCGCCGTGAACGCGGAAACGGTGTCGGGCAGATTCAGCCAGGCCGCTTCGATGATCTGGTCCTTGAGTGGATCGGTGCCGGTGGTTTCGGTGTCGGCGAGAATTACATTCATTGATCTATTCCTTGGTCGTTGGGGTGGTTAGTTCATGGTTTTGGTGAGGGCGATCGCCACAAGATCGAGCATCTGATCGAGGCGCTTGCCGCGCCCCAGCTTCTCGTCGATAGCGATTTGGATGTAGGTGTTCATCGACATGTGTTCGGCGGATGCCGCCTCCTGCACCTTGACGCGAGTGTCGTTATCGTCGAAGCGCACGACGAACTTGTCGCGGTCTACCGATTGAATCTTGCTCATTGTGCGATGCCTTATTGGGTGGTGTTGTGCGCATCATAACGCCATCGCATATTATGTCAATGGCGAATCGTGGACAAAGAAAAGCCCGGCGCAATGGCCGGGCTCTGATGCAGCTGGTTAGGCTTGCGGCAGGGTCAGCACGTCGCGCAGACCTTCCGGGCTCGGCGGCGAGACAATGCCGTCGTCTTCCATGCGCATCAGGGCCACCTCGATGGCGTTGTCATCGTCGCCGTAGATGTCGCGCATCACCGCATCGTCGGCCGATGCCGCCTTGATCACCGCCTTGCAGGCTTCGGCGTAGAAGCGCTCCATGGTGGCGGCGTCATAGGCTGGCTTGGCCCGCACCAGTTCGTACTGACCAGTCTCTTCGGTGCCGACCCAGACCACCAGGCCTTCGCCTTCCAGCGCCTTGAGGATCGCGTCGGCCTTCTCGTAGCCGATCTTCAGGTGGTTCTGCAGCCCGGCAATCGAGGCGTTCTGCTGGATGGTCACGAAGTCGCGGGCATCGGTCAGCAGCTTCGGCGGGATCTCGATTTCCTTCTTCGCGGTTTTGGCAGGAGCTGCTTTTCCGGCCTTGGGTTTCTTGCCGGTCTGCTCAGCAGGTTCGTCATCCAGTGGCAGGGCCTTCTGATCCTTCTCGCCGACGTGCGCGCTCATGCCTTCCGAGTAGCTGTTCGGGTAGAGCACGATCAGGATCGACGACTTGTCGTGCGCCTTGTCGGTGAGCACATGGCGGTTCGGTTCGTCGCCGTCGATGATCATGGTCGCGGTCAGCTTGCCGTCGATCTTCAGCGCCTTGAGGGTGGCGCCCACGGTCTCCACCCCGTTGGCATTGATCACCCGGCAGGCGGTGGCGGTGATCTTCTTCAGCTCGGAGCCAAGCTCGGCAATCACCGAATCCTGTTCCTGTTCGCTGAGCTTGTTGAACGCCACTTCCCGCTTGCGCATAAACCCCAGCACCACTTCCGTGATGTCGTGGTTCATCAGTTCCGAGGCGATTTCCATCGGGCTCAGGCCTTCTTTCTTGGCGGCAGAGATAACGGCTTTTTGTGCACTGTTCATTCGGTCATTCCTTGGGTTGGGTTAAATCAGGGTTTTGGTAAGTTCAAGCAATTCGGCTTCGGTGCCGAAGGTTTCGATGAAAGCGTTTTTCGAGCCGTGGATACTGGGCACTGAGAGCCCGGCGGTGCCACGGTGATGCATATGGCAGAGTCCTATCGCATCGAAGTGGCTGGCGCGTCGCCCAATGCCGGTTCCGGCCCGTGGGTGGTGGATCTCGGCCGGGGTGCCAGGGGTGCCTTGTTGGTAACAGGCGATACAGCCCAGCGCGGCGACCTTGTTCAGGTGATTCTTCTCGGCCTTGGTCATGCGAAGGTGCCCAGTTGTTCGGCGGCCGCCATGGCTTCAGCCTCGGTTTCGAAATGTGATTGCAGAACCAGGCGCCAGCAGGTGGCGAACACGTCCTTGTACAGCGCTTCAAACGCGACGTCGTCCATCCGGCTCCAGCTGATCGACTTGGCGCGCTTCTCGATACCCGCCGGGCTCTTCACCAGGTTGTAATGCCCGGCCTCAACGGTGATGTATTCGCGAAACGCCTCGCGGCTTTTGTCGACGGCCGGGAAACGTTGCAGGCGGTCCTGTTCCAGTTGATCAATGTAAGCCTGTACCGCATTGGCCAACTGCCCGGGCTTGCCGTTCAGTTCCTCGAAGTACTTGGCCAGCCCATGAATGCCGCGCAGCTCCTGGCGCGGAATCAGGCCGCCCTTGGGCTCCCAGTAGTCATAGGCCAGGGCCAGCAGGGCGAAGAACTTGCCGTGGAACTTGGCGTTGCGCATCTTCTTGAAGTCGCCGTGGACCGTGGTTCCGTACTTCAGTTTCGAGATCAGTTCGCGGTCGGCATCGGTGGCGCCGACCAGGCCATTGGCAGAACGAACCAGGGCAAGGTCGGCCATGACTACACCGCCAGGTCGATGATGCGCTGAGTGCGGTCTTCCATGACTTCATAGAAGGTCTTGGCGCGCTCGGCCAGCTTGCGGATCATTGTTTCGTCACGCCCGGCACGCTTGTGGAACAGCGGCATCCCTGGCCAGAAACTGGCGAAGTCGATGTGGTCTCGCTCGGATATCCACAGTCCAACCTGGCATTGCACGACGTGCTCTTTGGGGATCTCGCCGCCGAGGATTACTTCGATCTGCAGTTTCGGCAGTTTGGTCTTGATCTCGATCAGACCATCCGCGCCGACCAGGCCGTCCGGCGAGTAGCCGCAGCCGTGGTGCAGGATGATGCCGACGTTGAGGATTTCGATCTCCAGGCGCTCGCTGACGAACGCACGAGCGACAGGCTCCAGCTCATGCCCTCGCTCGGTGTGCCGATTGCCTTCAAACTTGTCCGCTGACTCGCCGGTGAAGCGCTCGCCAATCAGCTGGTTCATCAGGGTGATGGCGCCAGCGCCGAAGCCGCCTTCACTCTTGCCGTCGACCAGCAGACAGGACATGACCGAGGCTGTGAGGATTCCGCAACGGGCCGCATGCCACTCATCCGAGCCTTGCGGGTGATTCAGTACAATAGGGCTGCTCATTTGGTTGCATCCTTGTTCTTGTTGGCCGAGGTGGTCAGTTGGTTCAGTACGGTGTCGAAGGCGCTGCGCGGGATCAGTTCGATTTCCGGGTACAGCTTATTGAAGGCAGCTCGGGCCTTGTCGCTGCACTTGGGCAGCAGTGCGCTCAGCTGGCGCGCCTGAATGGCGGTGATCGTCGGGTCTTCTTCCTGGGTTCGATCGCGGTAGCCATCGTTGTCGTTGTCGTCGCCGCTGGTGATGTTCAGTAGTGCGCACATCACATAGCGCTTGCCATAGGTGGTGGTTGAGCCGACCGACTGCACGGCGCTACGCCCGGCGCCGATGTCCAGCGGCAAAAGCATGGTCGTTTCTTCGCGGTGGCCAGCCTTGTGCATCAGGATGCCGGTGACACTTACGCCCTTCTCGTGATTGACGATCTTGAACGACACACCAAAACCAAACTTGGCCATCACCGGGCGCACGGCGAAGTTGATGTCGTCGAGGTCGGCATACATCTTTTTCGTATGGGTGTTCTCGGTACGCTTCTCCACCGAGGGCATTTCACATTGCATTTCCGCGAAGGCCGCGTTAAAGGCTTCCAGCGCGTTCTTGGCTTCCATGCGCTCCTGCAATGCCATCAGGCGCTCCAGCTTTTCCATGTCGCACTTCGGATCAAGGGCGAGGCGGCTGATGGTGGCTAGCACGCTGATTTCCTGGACGGGCTGCACGGCCATTTGGCGTTCGCGCTCCAGGGGCATGATGATTTCGTTGGACATGTTCAGCGCCTCAGAAGGACAGGGTGATGTTAGGGATTAGGCCTTTACGGATCGCGTTGACGACCTTAACGGCCTGCTCTTCAGTGAGTCCGGTCTTGATCAGTTCAACCTTGGCCGCCTTCAGCACGCTGGTTTTGTGGGCGACATCGGCTTCACGATCGGCAGCTAATCGATCTTGTTCGGCCTGTTCGTCAGCCTGGCGCTGGCGTTCGGCCCGAGCAGCGGCTTCAGCCTTCGCCGCGGAATCCCGCTCGGCCTGTTCGGCGCGCTGGTTGGCTTCCAGCGTCTCGCGCTCAGCCTTCTCGGCCTGCAGCTTCAGCTCAAGTTCGCGTTTCTCGGCAGCCGCCTGCTCGTCACGGACACGTTGTGCTTCGGCATCACGCTCACGCTGGGCCTTTTCCTCGGCTTCACGGGTGGCTCGCTCTGCTGCTTCACGGGCGATGCGGTCTTCGCGATCCTGCTGCTCGCGGGCTTCGGCTTCGGCGCGCAGCTTGGCCAGTTCAGCCTGCTCGGCGTCCTGCTTCTCGCGCTTCGCCAGCTGCGCGGTGAGCGATTCGATGGCCGAGGCTTTGGCCCGATGCGCTTCGGCTTCGAACTCTTCCCACTGCGCGCCAACGACAACGGCTTCGACCTTGGCCAGCGTGGCTTTCAGTTCGGCAGCATCCAGATCAGCGTTTTCAGTGCCGCGTAGGTTGAACCAGTCAATGCCGCCTTGCAGCTTGGCGACCCGTGCAGCCTCGGCAGCATCCCACTCGTCCAGCGGCTTGCGCACTTCGTCCTTCCACGCATCCAGAAGATCCCGCATACGCTTGCGCTCGGCGTCGATCTTCTTCGGAACGTCCTTCAGTTCAGCCACCAGCTCCTTGCCGACGTTATCCAGCGCGGTTTTGGATCGAGCAACTTTGTGCGCAATCGAGGCAATCGCATCTCGACCTTTGCGGGTGCTGATGTCGGGAACAAAGCTGTCGATCTCGGCGCGGATCTGCGCCAGGTAAGGGTCAAGGCCTTTGGCTGCGCTGAACACCGCCAGGGCGTTTTCCTTGGTAGGGGTTGTTGCTACTTCAGTAGTCATGATCTTTCTCCGGTCAAAAAAAATGCTTCAAGAGAACAGTCCCCCTTTCGAGGGTTGGCGGACGGGAATTGGTTCCCGCACTGTTCTCTTGAAGCATTACCAATTCATCGCCCGCCAAGGCGCTTTACGGGGTACATCTTGCTACGTTTCTGCCACTACCGCAAGTGCTATTTCTTCCTTCGGAATGTCTCGTTTCGGTAGCGGGCCCATGAAGTAGATCGGCACGGTGAACTCCGACCAGGGCGAGCGCTTGACCCGGGCGACCTTGCCGCGGCCACTGCACATCTCGCGGATCTCGTCCGGCGCGCAATAGCCGATCTGCTTGGGGATGTGCTCCTCGATCGCCTGGATCATCTCGACCTTGTGGATCAGCGCTTGCAGGTCGGTGCGAAGCAGTTCGACGGTGTGGTTATCTTTGCGCTGGGCGTCGGCCAGCAAAGCCTTGAGCGGTTTCAGTTCGATCATGGTCATGCCTCCTTGAATTCGTTGTACACCGCCTGGGTGTGCCATGCGGTGCGTGAGCGGTGCAGCTTGATGGTGCGCAGCGTGCCGGTGTACAGCGCCTTCAGCTCGCCGGGCTTGGCGAAGCCGCAGACTCGCACCGGGTCCTTCGGTAACAGCAGCAGGTTGCGCATCTGGTCCAGCAGCGATTGCAGTTCGCTGACCTTGATCAGGGTGGCGGGGATGCCGAGTTGCTGGGCCTGCGCCAGTTCGGCCGCCAGGTAGTTCAGGTGGCTCATGCAAACCTCGCAATGAGGTAGGCCAGCGGCAGCCAGAAGAACACCAGGCACAGGGCGACGTAGCGCAACACGAGACGCAGGGTCATGAGTTCAGCTCCTTGACCTTGTCGAGGCAGGCGAGTTCTTGAATCTGCTCAATGATATCCATCAGCTCACCGACGTATTCCTCGCCGTTTCCGGGGAATTCGACAGAGCCAGTCTCAGGATCGTGCGAGCCGTGCTCGTTGACGTAATCGTCCATGCGCTTTTCTACAAGCTTGGCAGCCGCTTCAACACCATCTGCGAAACTTGGCACCACCGATACCGGCGCGGGCTGCGAGGTGTAGAGCGGCTGTGTGTACCCGTTTGCCCGGTTCTCAGCGAGGCTGGCGGATACTCTTACCCATTGCTTAGCGTTATCTGAATGGCGCTGTATCGAATGCGGGTCAATCCACGCCACCGGCTCCCCCTGCCCACCCTTCAGCCGCTCAATCTCAGTAAGCGCGTCGTCACGCTCATTCATGAACTCGGTGCGCTCAGCGGTTCTACGGCCCGCTATGCCCTTCCACTTTTCTACGTCACCTGTCAGCTGGGCGATGGTGGCTTGCAGTTTGTCAATCGTGATGCGCCGTTCCCACATCGGATTGTTTTCATCCGGAACCAAAGGGATCGTCTGATCGATCATGTGCTGGATTGTTTCGGTCAATCGTTTATTGGTGGCTTGCAGTTCGGCGAGTTCGTTTCGCTGCTGCTCAATAAGCCGTTTGCTGTGGCGTGAAGTTTCGATGTAGGTTGGTTCAGCGTACAGCGGCGTCAACGCATAGCACTGACTGTTGTAACGCTCCGCCTCCACCGGGTCAGTGATTACGGTGCGATCTTCGTCCCTAAAGTTCTGCACAAGGGTCGCCCACGCCACCGGCTGGCGCTCGACGGCAGGGGCGGCGTGCAACTCTTCAATTGCTTTTTCGAGACGATCACCTAGTGGGAGGCCGAGAAGCTTTAGGGCTTCTCTGTGAGCATCAAGGGCGGCCATTAGCTCGGTTTCAATTTTACTGCTCATTCGCTTGCTCCCGATTCGGTGGGTTTGGTCCGTTCAATTGATTCAGCAAGCCAGCGCTGTAGCGATTCCTCGTAGATGGTTTCTCCTTCGCAGTAATCCAGCAGATAACCGACAAGATTATCGAACACCTGAAGCTCCGCATTCCGCTGCTCGGCGGCGGTCAGGCGTTGTTGTGTTTGTTCGCCAAGCTCCTTGTTATGGGTAGCCACTCGCTTGCAGTAATCACGATCCTGAGTCACAGCGGCCAGCTCTTCCCGCAACGCAGCCTCGCGGGCCAGTGCGGCCGACATTAGCGGAGCCATGTTCCGCTCAAGATCGGTGATGACCGACCACAGGCTCACAATTGCCGGCTTGCCGTCTTCTTCGGCCATTCTGACCATCAGCCGATAGCTGTCGGCATAGCCGAGTATTGGATTGTTAACTTCGTTCATGCTTCAAACCTTCGATAGTCAGTTATGGGGCAGGCGGCAGATTGGCGTTAGCTAGGAATACCGCTTGTGCAAATCCGCGTGGTGTAGAGCTGCGGATGTTCTTGGTTCTGGTCGACTTACCGCCGCATTTTTTCCAGCCAGGGTTGTCCTTGCTCGATGGCTCGATGGCTCGATGGCTCGGCATGACAAAATCATCGCCAGCCCATATGCAAGTCTTTTTGTTGTAGGCATCACGCGGCGGGTAGATGTCCGGGTAAGCCGGGTGCGCGTCATCCTCCGACAGGTATCCGCCGTAGTCGCATGGATGAAATGTAAAGTCAGGTTTCCGCCAGATGCTGGACATTACACCGACAGGGTTTTCTAGTGCCCACCGATCACAGCCGCACTCGTCCGCAACCAGTGCGACTAGCTTCGCAAGGTTTACCGCCTCAAGCTGGAAGTGAGGGTTCGCCTCCGACTTCTTGGCGAAGTGCTTAGCGCCAGCCACGGTCAGGTGCGTGCACTCAGGAAAACCGAAAACAAAATCAGCTGTTCCGCCGACCATCCGTGCAATGTCGGCCGCGTGCTTTTCAATCTGGTCATGGTGAAACCACATGCCAACTTTGAACAGGTTACCTTTCCGAGTAATGCCTTCCTGGTGCTGCCCGTCGAACAGCCAGCATTCGTAACCGGCATCCAGCCACGGCTGAGCCATCAGTCCGGTCAGGTCGTAGAGGAATATGGCGACCTTTCTCATGGCTCGGCTCTCGACTTGGCGCACGCCTGCCAAACCACCCAAGCCTGATTAAGATCGGGGTCGCCGAACAATCCAGAGAGAAACACTTTGTCCTTGTATTTGAGCCAGCAATCCGCGTCAGCCCAAGCCAAAAACAACTCCCGCTCTTTCGCTTCGTCGAATGAGTTGACGGCTAAGAGCTCATCTGCCAAATGGTCTGCGCCATAGCTGCGCAAGGCTTCTACTGCTTTTTTGATTGCGTTGCCGTTCATCATCAATCCTCACTCTGTTTCCCGGCATACGGCTTTCCGCATCTCGGGCAATCACCATGGTTAGAAATCCACTCAGCCGAATAGGCGCTCTTGTGGCAGTAGGTGCAGCGGATCATCACCAGATCTTCGGGTGGGTCTAGTGTCGGGCTTGAACCATAGAAGCGGTTCTTCGGTTTCATCCCATCAACCCCGCGCCAGCCGCGAGCCAGGTGCAGCCCGCCAGCACCGCCAGCACCGCGATACAACCGCCGGCGAAGGCATCCATGACGGGGCGGCGAGTGGCGAACGACGGCGGCGTCAACGGGCTGAGCGGGATCGGGTCGTCGATTCCCAGCTGGAACCCCTCGCTGCGCCAATGGGTAAGCATTTTGAGTTCGCGGGTGGTGCAGTACTTGGCCTGAGCTCTCATGCCTCGATACTCCTGTTCATCCGAACGGTCTTGACGTCGCGGTCGGCCTGCACGCTACGGATCCGCAAGCGCAGGCGCAGGTATTCGTTCTCTTCGATGTCGCGGCACAGGTAAGCGTAGTGCGCCAGGCCGCTGGCCATCGACAGTTGGTGCTGGGCCATGTCGTCGTGCGCCGGGAAGGCGGCGAGCTGCAGGGCTTCGTCGAAGTTCTTGCGGGCCTGGCGGTTCATCATGCTGTGAATCTCCATTGGCTTATTGATCTCCATGGCGGCGGCCCTTGTTGGCTCGCTTCAGGGTTTTGGCAGTCAGCGAATCGGCGCTGATCCACCAGATAAAGCCGGCGGCGCTGACGATACTGCCAATGATGATCCCAGCCAGTAGTGCCAGCGCGAACATCAGTAGTGCTCCGGCAGTTGAATGGTCCAGTAGGGGATTTCCGATTCGTCCGGCACATGGCCTTCGGGGGCTTCGGAACTTAAGTAGTGATGGGTTGCGCCAGGCTTGATCGGTGGGTGCCGGCGCAGCATGAATAGCAGGAATATCAGGGGTGCGAGCATTGCGGTGACTCCTTGGGCGTGGGGCTTCCTGGTATCGGCAAGGCTGTTCGGCCTTGGTGGAACAATAGTGATCCTTGTTGTTTTGTTAGTCAAGCATAAATATCTGTTGCTTTAACAAATTAAGGCCGGTACATTTGCCACATCAATAACCAATAGAGGAATGCAAATGAACCTGGCCAAATCCATAAGGGTAGCGATGGCGATGCGAGGGCTTAACCAGGGCCAGCTCGCAGCCCTGACTGGCATCCATCAGACCAATCTCAGCAAGATGCTGAATGGCAAGTACGGGATCAATGATGAAACCCTTCAGAAGATCGCCGATGCGGTTGAGATGAAGGTCAGCGACTTTGTGAAACTCGGGGAGGATTGATCATGGAGCCTAGAAATCTCGGAAGCTCTAGGGCATATCAAGGCTTTACCGAGCTTCAGCTTTGGCAAGAATACTCAAGGCGGAAAGCTGAATGGGCGGCAGCAAACCCGGGCTCTACTGGTGAAGAATATGACAAGGCAATCAAACGAATCGTCGATGAACTGGGGATCTGATATGGCCGGGGACTGGATCAAAATGAGAACAGCCCTTGCCAATGATCCAGCTGTCATTGCAATAGCTTGTGGCCTTGATAAAGCCGAGTTTGAAATCGTTGGGATGCTTCATCACATCTGGAGTTGGGCCGATTCCCAGTCACAGGATGGTCACGTAAAACGTGTGACACGAAAGTGGGTTGATCGCTTCGTTCACTGTGACGGCTTCGCAACAGAGATGGAAACGGTTGGGTGGCTGGTCATCGATGATGCTGGGATTACCTTCCCAAACTTCGATAGACATAATGGTGAGAGTGCCAAAAAACGAGCGGAAGCCACTGAAAGGAAAAGGAAAAGTAGGGTTGATGCTGGTAAGCCAGGAGTCACAGCTTTGTCACACGATACATGTGACAAAAACGAGACTAGAGAAGAGAAGAGAAGAGAAGAACAAGATCAAGATCTCTTGTCGCTGAACGCTCCACTGGAAGGGGAATTGCTTGATGACGAGAGAGTTCAACCAAGGAAGCCGGAGAAATCAAAGCCGCCGTTACAGAAGATCCTTGCCCTGTACAACGAGATCTGTGGGCCAACCATGAAGCGAGCTGTAGTCGTCGATAAGGATCGTGAACGGAATATCCAGAAATGCTGGGACTTCGTTTTTGAGGGGAATCATATTTTCAGGAGCGGCGAATTCTGGAAGACGTATTTCACCGCATCGCTACTCGATCAGCACTGGCAAGGCGATAACGATCGGAAGTGGAAGGCAGATCTGGAATTCATCACTCGCCCGTCAACTGTCAGCAAGATTTTGGAGATGATCGAAAATGCAGCAGCGTGATCTGATTTCACCAGAAGCTGAACATGGAGTGCTTGGCGCGTTGCTGCGCAAGCCTGATCTTTGCGAAGAGATAGGGGCATTCCTGCCAGCAAGAGATTTTGCTGACGATGACAACGCGATGATCTACAACCTGATCCTGGCAGGCCATGCCAAAGGTGTACGGCCAGATCCTATTGTTCTATCCGAGATCTGCGAGCGCCTGCCAAGCGGGGAGAGCACGATCTATCTGGTTTCCATGATCATGCGTGACGTACCAAGCGCCGCAAACGGTGTGCATTACGCCAGAATCGTCGCTGAGCGCTCAGGTGCAAGGAGGCTATTTTCGATTGCACAAAACATCATGAACCTGGCGCAGTCTCAGGGATCGTTGAGTTCACAGATAGCTCAGGCGCAGCAATCGCTGTTCGAAATGAATATCCAAGAAGACACCCCGGACGTGGTCACTTACCGCGAAGCGCTCGGGCATGTGATCGAGGAAATGCAGGATCGCCTAGATGGGAAGGCGAATATGGGATTGATGTTTGGCCTGGCAGATCTTGACAAGATTATTCGCGGCCTACGCCCGGGCAACCTAGTGATTATCGCGGGTAAGCCGGGAACGGGGAAAACGGTTCTCGGGACTGGGCTTGCCGACAAGATCGCCATCGATGATGGATTGTCGGCGCTGGTATTCTCGTTGGAGATGGCTAACGCCGAACTGGCCAAGCGTTCGCTAGCGTCGATATCTGGGGTATCGAAAGACCGCATAGAGTCCGGGGAAGCCGTATCTGACCTACAAGAAGAGAAGAAGATTGTCCAGGCAATGGACAAGCTCAGGGCCGCGGACGTTCGCCTCTGTGATCGACCATCGCTGGCCTTCAGCCGACTCTGCAACATCGCCCGCTTCCAGCATCGCGCCAAAAAGCTTGATCTGATTGTGGTTGATTACTTGACCATGATCACCTCAGACGCGAACAGCCGCCATTCGACGCGAAGCCAAGAGGTTGGCATGTTCTCTCGTGGTCTGAAGGCGCTGGCTAAAGAGCTTGGGATTCCCGTCGTAGCGCTGGCCCAGCTCAACCGAGCAATGGATTCTCGCTCTGAGGGTCGCCCGAAAATGTCAGACCTCCGCGATTCTGGCGAGATTGAGCAGGATGCTGACGTGATTATCATGGGGTACCGCGACGAGAATAACGATCGAGGTCGATCAGGAATCACGGAGTGGGAGGTGGTCAAGTGCAGGCACTCGAAACCAGGGCATTGCGTACTGCAATTTCAGGGCGCGCAGCAACGATTCGTGAATGTATTGCCGGCCAGCGCTTACGATTACGAAGAGAAAGTGTTGAACAAACCAATAAAGGGCCTAAAGGCTTTCGCAAACAATCACCAGCCAGGATTTGATTAAGGGAGTGTTGCAATGAACCTACTAATTCGCATCCTCCTGCTGGTCGCCGTCGTAAGCGCGCTCTGGCGCTGGCAAAACGGCCTGACGCTGATTCTGTTTTTGGCTTCACCGCTGGCGCTGGTGCTGATCGAGCAAGCTGGCGAACCCAAACCCTGCCGCCCCAAGCGGTTTGAAAGACCCTAACGACCGGAGCAACGACCATGACCGATGCACTCGAAATGTCCAAGAAGTCCATATACGACTGGCTGACCGCCACCAAGAAGACCGGGAGTGGCGGGCAGTTTGAGCTGTCCGTCAAATGGCTGGAGGAATGCCTGGAGGATTACCTGGAACAGCTGCGCCTGGCTCATGAAGCGCTGCACCAGGTGGCGCGCAAACGCTTTGAGGACATCCAGTCGCTGGAACAGGATCTCGGCGGGCTGCTCCTTGAGCGGCAAGAACTGCAACAGCGCCTGAGCGCCATGACTCAGGAGCGCGACGACTGCCAGGGCCGCATGCAGGCGATCGATCATGCGTATTTTGTTTCTCAGCAGGCCAACGGGGTGGCGGGCGATGAGATTCGGCGCCTGCAAACGCTCGTACAGCTTTATCGGAAGGCAAGAGATACATCGGCTCAAGATTCGCCAGAAAACGTCGCCAGAGCGCAGCCAGACGCCAATGCGCTGATGATTGTGCTGGGGGCGCTGGTGGATTGTCAGCGAATCGTCACCGACTACCTCGTTCCGGATGGAATTCGGGCGAAACGCGCCATGGAAAAGCTTATTCCGTGTCTGGATAACACAGCGCTGGTCGAGGCACAGAAGGCTTTCGAGAAGCCAACGAAATGCGCGCATGACTTCCGGCGGTTTTCGACGTCTCCTGAACTGGCCTGCGTCTTTTGCGGAAAAGTGGTGTGACCAAGCGCACCTGGACGGTGACCGTCGCCGGTTATCGTCCATTCCAGATGGTGCTGCTGGATGGCGCGCTGGACTATGCTCAAGCTCTGGCGGAAGCCCGCGGCATATGGCCGAACTGCGAGGTAATGTGATGACGCGACAGGATAGGTTTGAGGCGATATGGGCCGATCAGCATGCGGTACCGGCGGAATCGCTAAAGCAGTATCGCTGGATCACCCAGGACGGTTACCGGCTCCCGGATATGGCGGCGCACTACCGGACTTTCTGCAACACGCTGGATTCGCTGGTGGTGCGTTTCCCCGAGCGGCATTCGTGCGCGATCACGCTGCAGTGGTGCCGCGAAGCGGTGGAAGCGGCCGGGGTGAAGGTCACTGCGTAAACTCGTACAATGGCGCCTGACCAGCGCCACAACTCAAAGACCAAGGAAACGATCGATGATCATTATCGGAATAGACCCGGGATGCACCGGCTCCATCGTCGCACTCAACGCGGACGGCTCGCTGAACGATCACATGGCCATGCCGGTGTTCAAGTTGGGGAAAAAGACTCGCGTTAACGGCACGGCTATCGCCGCATTCTTGCGCAACTACGGTGGAATGCCGGTCAAGGCGGTGATCGAACAGGTAGGAGCGATGCCTGGCAACGGGGTGTCGGGTATGTTCACCTTCGGCCATGCGGCGGGCGTCGTTGAGGGCGTGCTGCACGGAATGGAAATCCCCTACCAGATGGTCACCCCACAAGCCTGGAAGAAAAGCGCCGGGCTGATCGGCAGTGACAAGGACGCCGCACGCACCCGCTGCATCCAGATGTATCCCGGGTTGCGCGTGCTGGACCTGAAGGGAAAAGGCCAGGCGCTGGCTGATTCGATCCTGATAGCGCGCTTCGGCGGCGGACTTGATAACGCCGCCTGACACCCTGTACAGTCCAGCCCGCAGGCGGCATTCATTGATCTGCCGGGTTGGTCACCTTCACCTGCCGACTGGCCCACGACACGGGCTTCAGATTTTGCGTGGTGGAGAAGTGGTATCTCAGCTGGCTCATAACCAGCAGGTCCTTGGTTCGAATCCAAGCCTCGCAACCAGACAACCAACGCCGACCGCGCAGATGCGCATAAATCCGATAAGCCTCTCAACGATGCTCAAATCATCGGTAAGCCTCAGAGCCCAAAGCCTGGGGCTTTTTTGTGGACGCCCTTGCTGTAGTGATGGCCCATCGGTATCGTTGGATCCATCTGTCAAGCTGCCAGCAGTAAGACATCACAGCCCGACCAGAGAGTCGGGCTTTTTTATGTGCATTTCGTCCGCTGTTCAAGCGTAAGGGGAAAATTGATGTCAGAAGAGAGCGAGCAACCCATTGATCAGAAGAGGCTTTATCAAATGGACGTCCGACACGTTGAGTACCGCTTGAACCAGCTTGAACAGGAACGACTGCCAAACCGCGTGCAAGCGGCCGAGATCATGATTGGCCAACTCCAGGGTGAAGTGACCGCCGTGAAAGAGATCGCTCGCGGCATTGGCACCAAGCTCGACAGTGGCATCGAGAGTCTTACGGTGCGCCAGGCCTCGCAATATGATTCATTGAAAAATGACCAGCTGAAAAACCATTCCTTCATTCGCGGCATCATGTGGTGCGGCTCCGGGCTGATCGTCCTGGTGCAGGTCTCGCCGATTCTGGGTGAGGTGGTGCAGCGGTTTATTGGGAGCAAGTGACGTGGCGGGACGACCAACGAAATACCGGCCAGAGTATGCCGAGCAGGCAAAGCGCCTGTGCGAGAACAACGCGTTTACCGATGCCGAGCTGGCTTTGTTTTTTGGGGTGAACTTGAGCACTCTGCACTTGTGGAAGATCAAGCACCCTGAATTTTCCGATTCCGTAAAGATTGGCAAGGGTCCAGCCAATGAGCGCGTGGCCAAATCGCTCTATGACCGGGCGATGGGCTATTCGGTAGTCGAGACGGATATCCGGGTGATCAACGGCAAGATCGTGAAGACGGATGTGGTCAAGCATTACCCTCCGGATCCGACGTCCCTGATCTTCTACCTGAAGAACCGCGAGCCTGATCAGTGGCGCGACAAGCAGGAGTTGGAAGTCGATCTGCGCGGCAGCCTGGCCGACGAGCTGGCGGCGGCACGTAGGAGGGCTTCCGGTGGGGGTGATGCAGAAGGCTGAATTCGACAAGGCGCTGATCGAGGACATCGCCGGGTTTACCCATGACCCGCTGGCGTTTGCCAAATATGCCTATCCCTGGGGTGTGCCCAACACCGAATTGGCCAAGGTCAAAGGCCCTAGGGAATGGCAAGCCGATACCCTCGGCACGATCCGCGACCACCTGCAGAACCCCGACACGCGCTTTCAGCCCTTATTGATCTCCGTCGCCTCGGGGCACGGGATTGGCAAGTCGGCCGCGATCAGCATGATTACCGACTGGGGCATGTCGACCTGTGAAGACTGCAAGATCATCGTTACTGCCAACACCGAAAAGCAGCTGCTGACCAAGACCTGGCCGGAGATCTCCAAGTGGTTCCGCCTGTCGATCAACAGCCACTGGTTCAACGTCACGGCCACCTCGATCTCCTCGATCGACCCGAAGCACTCGCGCTCCTGGCGCGCTGACGCCATCCCGTGGAGTGACAGCAACACCGAAGCCTTCGCCGGCCTGCACAACAAGGGCAAGCGGATCATCCTGATCTTCGATGAAGCCTCAAACATCAGTGACAAAGTCTGGGAGGTCGCTCAGGGCGCGCTGACCGACGAAGACACCGAGATCATCTGGATCGCCTTCGGCAACCCCACGCGCAACAGCGGCCGCTTCCGCGAGTGCTTTACCCGCTTCAAGCACCGCTGGATCACCAAGCAGATCGACAGCCGCACCGTCGACGGCACCAACAAGGCCGAGATCGCCAAATGGGCTGACGACTTTGGGGTCGACAGCGATATGTTCCGTGTCCGCGTGCGCGGCATGTTCCCGAGGGCTTCCAGCTTGCAACTGATACCGAACGATTGGGTGGCCGAGGCCATGAAGCGCGAGGCGGTCTACACGCTCAGCGATGCGCTGGTGTGCGGGATCGACATTGCCCGCGGCGGTGACGACAACAACGTGATCCGCTTCCGCCGCGGCCTGGATGCGCGGACTATCAAGCCGATCAAGATCCCCGGCAGCGAGACGCGCAACACCACCCTGTTCATCGCCAAGGTCTGCACGGTGGTTCAGGAACACAAGCCAGATGCGGTGTTTGTCGACTCGACCGGGGTCGGCGGTCCAGTGGCGGATCAGTTGCGCCGACTGATGCCGGGGGTGGTGATCATCGACGTGAACTTCGCCAGCGCCTCGCCTGACGCCCATCACTGCAACATGCGCACGCATATCTGGTGGAACATGCGCGAAGCGTTACGCGCAGGCCTGGCGATCGAGGACGATCCGTCGCTGGAAACCGAGCTGACCGCCCCCGAGTACGGGCACAACGCCCGCGACCAGCTGGCACTGGAGAAGAAGTCCGAGATCAAGAAGCGTCTGGGCATTTCCCCGGATGACGGTGACGCGCTGGCGCTGACCTTCACCTTTCCAGTGCTGAAGCAGCAGAGCTTCGGCGGTGCCAGCGAGGGAGGGCTGATCCATGACTACGACCCGTTTGCCTGAGCTCGGCGTCTACCGCAAGGGTGATCTCGCCTCGGTCAACTGCAGCGAGCCGGATCCGATCGAGGACTGGGCCGCGTTCGCCGAGCGCCACGCCCACGACCTCCGCTCGATCAGGATCGACGGCCGCGTGGTGGCCTGTCTGGGGTATATGTACTGCGCGGACGGCGAGGTCGAGGCCTTTGCCGTGGTGGATCGCCAGGCGGTCACCGGGGTGGCAGTCGAGCTGGTCCGGCTGATGCGCCAACGCATCGCGCAATGGGTTGCAGAATCGAATATCCAGAAGGTCTGGGCCACCTGCCCACGCAATGATCGCGCCGCTCAAGTATTCTTGCGGGCACTGGGTTATAGAAAGTTCGAAGTCGAGCACGAAGATCACGTCTTCATCATCAATCGAGGGGAAAATCATGGCTAAGAAGAAGTGGTTCCGGAAACTTGCCGACCCGCTGGGGCTGCCGGATCCGATGGACGTCTACGGCGAGAAGGCCGCCGCTGCCGAGAAGAGCGCCAAGGAGTCGGCGGCGGCGGATCGAGCAGCCATCGCCACCAGCGCCACGACTGCGCCCACCTTGGGCGGTGATGATGTCTCGGCGGCCCGTGAAGCCGAGCGGCAACGCAAGCTGGCCTTGGCCGGGCAGAACTCCACCATCCTGACCGGTGCGGGCGGGCTGACCAGCACCTCCACCGGCGGGAAGACGTTACTTGGACAGTAGGGGCGCACGCATTGGATAACTCCACTCTCCGCGACAAGCTGGAAAACAAGTATTCCCAGCTCAAGAACGAACGGGTCAAGTCTTGGGATGCGCCATGGATGACGCTGCGCGACACCATCGACCCGGACACCGGGCGCTTCCCCGATGAGACGGTCAACGATGGCGGGCGGCGTGATCAGAAGATCATCAACAACACCGCGACCATCTCGGCCGGGGTTCTGGCGGCCGGCATGCAGTCCGGCATGACCAGCCCGGCGCGCCCGTGGTTCGAGCTGGCCGCTCCGGATCCGCAGCTGACCGAGTACGCTCCGGTGAAGAACTGGCTGTGGTATTGCCAGAACGCCATGCGCGAAGTGTTCATCCGCTCCAATCTCTACAACGTGTTGCCATCCTGCTACGGCGAGCAGGGCGTGTTCGGCACCGGGGTGATCGCGGCCATCCCGGATGACAAGACCCTGGTGCGCTTCTACAACTTCACCATCGGCTCCTATTACCTGGCCACCTCCAACCGGGCGCTGGTCGACACCCTGTATCGCGACATGAGCATGACCCCGCGGCAGATGGCCCAGCAGTTCGGCGTGGCCAACCTGTCGCAGTCGGTCAAGGCGCTGCTCGACAGCAACAGCGAGGCCTGGGTGCAGGTCTGCCACGCGATCGAGCCGAACGACGCCCGCGAGCCGGGGCGCATGGACAACAAGAACATGCCGTACCGCTCGGTCTACTGGGAGAAGGCCAGCAGCCGTAACGAGATCCTCAAGTCCACCGGCTTCAAGAAGTTCCCGATCATGGCCCCGCGCTGGAAGGTCACCGGCGAGAACGTTTACGGCAAAGGCCCGGGTTCGTTCTGCATCGGCGAGGTGCTGGCCTTGCAGATCCTCGAGCGCGACAAGCTCGAACTGCTGAAGAAGGGCGTCAAGCCACCGATGAGTGCGCCAGCCTCGATGCGCGGCACGCGGGTCTCGGTAGTGCCGGGCGACGTGACCTGGGTACCGGATGCGCAGGTCGGCGGCAAGTTCGCCCCGCTGTACGAGATCAACCCGGCCTGGCTCGGTCAGCTGCGCGGCGAGATCCAGGCCAGCGAGCAACGGATCAAGACTACCTTCTACGAAGACCTGTTCTTGATGATCAGCAACATGGACACCGTGCGCACCGCGACCGAGATCGCCACGCGCAAGGAAGAGAAGATGCTGATGCTCGGCCCGGTGCTCGAGCGGCAGAACGACGAACTGCTGGATCCGCTGATCGATATCACCTTCCAGATGATGCTTGAACAGTCCATTCCGCGCTGGCAGGGGCTGCTGCCCGGTAAGCCGATCCTCCCGCCACCACCGAAAGAACTGGCCGGCATGGACCTGTCGGTCGAGTACATCAGCATCCTGGCCCAGGCGCAGAAAGCCCTTGGGGTGGCGGCGATCGAGCGCGCCCTGGCCTTCACCGGCAATCTGGCCGCCTCCTTCCCGCAAGCGGCCGACATGCTCAACGTCGACCAGACCTGCACCGAGTACTTCGACGCGATCGGGGTGCCGCCGACCATGCTCAACAGTCCGGAGCAGGTCGCTTCGATCCGTCAGGCGCGCGCCGATGCCCAGGCCCAGGCGCAACGCCAGCAGCAAGTCCAGCAAGTGGTCGAAGGGGCGAAGCTGCTCTCTGAAACCGACACCAGCGGGCAGAACGCCCTGACCCAACTCGCGAGCCAAGCCCAATGACCGAACCTGTCCTGCAGGAAGGCGAAAGCCTCGAACAGGCCCGCGAGCGCCTCGCCTACGAAGCACAACTGGCCGATGACTTTCGCGGCATAATGGCCAGCGTCGCCGGACGGCGCTTTGTCTGGTCGATGCTGGTGCAGTTCGGCGCCTTCCGCGAGCTGTTCGACGAGTCCCACGCGCTGATGGCGTACAAGGAAGGGCGCCGGCAGATCGGGCTGTACCTGATCCATAAGATCAACGTCGACTGTCCGCACCAGTACCAAGTCATGACCACTGAAAACACGACCTATACCAGCCAGGAAAACTGACCATGAATTTCTTCTCCTTGATGCGCGCAGCCCGTTATCCCCTGATGGCCGAAGAAGGCGCTGGGGGCGGTGGCGGCGCTGATACATCCATGCTCGGCTCGGCACCGGCGGCGACTCCAGCGGCCACCACGTCAGCGCCGGCTGCTGCTGATCCACTGCTCGCCCAGCTGAACGCTGACAACAAGACCGTCGGCGAACTGGAAGCCGAAGCCGCGACCAAGGCCGCCGCCGAAACCGCCGAGACCCCGGAAGCCAAGCTGGCCCGCGAGACCGCCGAAGCCAAGGCCAAGGAAGTCCCGGAGAGCTACGAAGCCTTCAAGATGCCCGAGGGCGTCGAAGCCAATGAAGCACTGATGACCGAGTTCACCAGCCTGGCCAAAGAGCTCGGGCTGTCGCAGGCCGATGCACAAAAACTGGTGGACTTGCAAGCCAAGACCGCTTTGGACGAAACTGCTGCTCGTACAGACCAGTTGGAGAAAGCGCTGGAAGCGCAGAAGACCCGCTGGGCTGAGGAGATCAAGAGCGACCCGGAGCTGGGTGGCGCGAAGTTCGATGCAACCATCACCACCGCCGTGAAGGCGATGGCGTTCTTCGGTGAGGACTTCCGGACGTTTCTGAATGAATCCGGAGTGGGCAATAACCCCGGCCTGATTCGAGGCCTGCACAAGATCGGTCTGGCCATCAGTGAAGATCGAATCGTAATCCCTGGCTCTGATGCATCCGCAACAGATGAAAAAAGCGCCGCCGAAGTGATGTTCGGTGAAGCATTTAAAAAGTAACTAACGAGGATTCAAAATGGCCGTTCTTGCTACCACCAACCTCACGCTCGCGGACCTTGCCAAGCGCAAAGACACCAACGGCAAAGTCGCCAAGATCGTCGAGATCTTGTCGCTCACCAACGAGATTCTGGACGATATGATCTGGGTCGCTGCCAACGACGGCACCGGTCACAAGACCACCATCCGTTCCGGCCTGCCGACCGGCACCTGGCGCCTGCTGAACTACGGCGTGCAGCCCGAGAAGTCGACCACCGTGCAAGTGCGTGACGGCACCGGCATGCTCGAAACCTACAGCGAGATCGACAAGGCACTGGTGGATATCTCCGACGACGGCCCAGCCTTGCTGCTGTCCGAGTCCAAGGCGTTCCTGGAAGGGATGAACCAGAACCAGGCCACCACCGTGATCTACGGTGATTCCTCGGTGTTCCCGGAA